TTTTAGCCTTTTTCTTAGGCTTGACCTTTTTCTCAGGCTTGACGGATTTTTTGCGACGTTTAGGTTCATCTTCTTCCTCCTCCTCATCGTCCCAATCATCCTCTTCCTCTTCATCCCAATCATCCTCTTCCTCTTCATCCACGGTAAGATCTTCCTCATCTTCATGTACAATATCCTCGGGGTCAAGTTCCATAAACTTAGCCTCCAATGCTTTGTACGAGAGGATTTCTAAACACTCATCCAAGTTGGGGATGTCATCCAAAATATCCATGTCATAAGCATGGTCCCTTTCGTAAAAATCAATCCGGCTTGCTTCTGGGAATGGTTTACTGTCACCGATCCGTGAGCTATCAAAACGGATTTTTAAAGTTAGCCCTTCTTCCAAGTCAGGAAATATGGCATTATCCTCATCTTCTTCTAACTCCTGGTTGAGTAAGTTTTGGAAAAGGAATTGACTCATCTCCCAAATATGAGGTTTCTCATCGTGGTCTTTTGATTTCTTAGGGATGACCACATACAAGTTTCGTTGGGAGATTTTTAGTTCCTTAACTTCTTCCCATTCGGCTCCTTCTTTGAGACGCTTCTCCTTGTATTCACAAATTGGGCACGGCTTGCCAAACGTCCGTGGACAAACAACGGCATCATTTTCAACACCAATATCACGGTGAATATTGAATGGCAGTTTGTACCACAGTTCTCCAGGGATTGCAATACCTTCATCATCGTATCTGTCAGGATGCTTTTCAAGTGTAACCTCATATGGCATTATGTCAAGTTTGACACGTCCACTGGGCTTGGGATTGAAAATAGGAATCCCGTTTGGCAACTTGAGGAATCCGTAACTGGATTGACTCTGTTGCTGCCGTTCACTATCCCTGCGGACAGCTTTCTTAAAATTAGTATTGAACTTTTTCTTTTTACTTTTCTTTCGTTTTGCCATTGTCTTCTTTGTTGTTAATTGTAAGGTTTGATTTTTTAAATGCTTCGATCCATCCTGAGGCTTGTGAACGCCCCCACAGGTAGGCTATAAAAGGAACCAATATAATGGTTATTACCCCCACTGCTATGTATGTGATAATTTCGCCTATCATTTCTTCCTTCTTTGGATTTTCACTTTGGTATTACTCTGCCTTTGGTTCTCTCTTCGTTCCCATTCTTTTGATAAGTCACGGGGAACTTGAGGGCCTGCAAAATACTGTTGGCCATGTAGCCGTACAAGATTTTCTAAAGCATCCTTTTTGGCGTAAATAGAACGGACGGCGGCCTGGGTCATGTTTAATTCAAAGGAAGCTTCACGAACGTCGGCTTCTGCATCCTTACATTTTTTAGATACACTAATGGCATTTTGGATAGCACCTTCTGTAATTTTAGGTAATCCAAAAGCATCAGGATCACTTCGGATATCCTGGTCTAATTCTGCCTTTATAATATCCAGGCGGGCCTTAGCTTCATCAAGTTCTTTCCGGGCCTTCGCTTCCAGGCGAGTATACTTCATTGTCAGTTTAGGTTGGTCCAACCATTCTACATCTAAAGCGGAATCATCAATGGACGTGTCTTTTTCGTAATTTAATTCCATGGTGTACTTCTTGTTTTCTGTTTTCATATTTCTACCGTCAAAAATACTCGGTTTAATAGGCTACTACGTTTCCCTGGGGTGGATGTATCAATACGTTCAAAATCAATATCTTTTACCTCAGTTTCTGTATCCTTCTCAAATTCATCTACCATTCCCATAATGGCAAGTTCTAAGTCTTCCTTTTCTCTTTTAAATTCTTCTAAGGTCATTTCATTTCTCCTTTATTTTATTATACAAATCAGTTTTCAACATCCATGGCATCCGAGGGCCTTAGTTTAAGACGCCAGGTGTCTTTATATGTTTCCCACTTCTCAATTTCAGCATCTACCTTTTCCTCATCAATATTCCTATCAATGGCTCTACAGAAAGCATCATATTGTTGCTTAGTTATGCGGTAAACAACGGTTGGAGGTCGGCCACCTATTTTAATTTGATGTAGGATATTTTCAAAGATATATAAAATCATAATTTTAGGTTTTACATACGACGTAGCAGGCGTAAACCACACCAGAAAAACCACTGTCGTAAAATGGATGAATGAATTCTTCTAAGATGCCGCCAGCCTGTTCGTTGTCTCCATTTAGGACCACGGATTGGGCGTACCCAAGTACATGGCGTCGAATGGATTCAGGGGATTCATCTTTCAGTCCTTTTAAAATATTACGGACCCTAGACCAAGGTTCTCGTTTAATAAGAGCCCTACATAGTTCAATGGATTCGTTCTGTAGATACTCAGCTTGTTCTGCCATTTGTAGACGCTTGTCAGGGTGGACCCGAAGTACCTTGTCCAATATTTGGAGAGCTTCTCGGGGCCTGCCTTCTGTATCTTCTACAATACGTAATATGACATCCTTTTGGGGCTTCTGTTTTTCAGCCCGTGTGACTTTAACCAATAACTTTGTCATTTCTTTTCTAGACAAAGGCTTCACTTCAAATTGTTGGCACCGCCCGCGGATAGTTTTAAGCAATCCTTGTGGATCCGTTGTACAAAGTGCGAAGTATACATGAGGGGGAGTGTCTTCAAGTATCTTGAGAAGGGCTGACTGCGCGTCTTTCGTTAGCTGGTGACACTCATCCAGTATCCACATCCGCTTGCTACCTTCAAGTGGTTTATACTGCGCTTGCTTACGTAGATCACGGACGACATCAATGCCTCTAAAGTCTGCGGAGTCCAATTCACGCATATCCTGCCCTTTAATGCCAAGTTCCTTCCCTACCAGGCGTGCCATAGTCGTTTTGCCACATCCTGTAGGCCCATGGAATAGCATTGCATGAGGGCAATTATCAGGGTTAGCCATCATATCCTTTAAGGCATCAACTGTTTCTTCATTTCCGTGTACATGTTTGAATTTCTGTGGGCGATATTTATGATATAAGCTCATTCTTTTTCTTCTGTTTGATTTTTTACGAGTACTACAAATTTAAAAACACTTCCTTTTGACAACCAATGCGAAACTTGCCTACATGTTGTACCTAGGCTTGGGGGATTCAAAATCCTCTACTTGGCCTAACTTGCTGTCAAATAATACGGGGGTAGATCTTAATTTCATTTTTTTATTTTTATTATACAAATTGGCACTTCAGAATGGACAATCGTCAATTGGCTTGTGGTGTATCTCACTCCATCGCTTCCGCCAATTAAAATCTATTTGCCACCTGTCTTCTTCCCACCACACTTCTACATTTAACATCATTGAAACGACACGAACATTATTTTTGGTGTAGCCTTTATTTACATTCTTCCTATCTAACGTCCAGGTAGTTTTTGACAACTCAGTATTAAATCGTTTTTCATTCCATTTGCCACTTTCTTCCCATATTTCCTTAAACTCTTCAAACGTTAATTCCCAAGGGATGTTTCGTTTTTTGGCATTTTGTCTATGGACGTTATAAAAATATTTGAAAGGGTGCTCCCGTTTATACTTTCGGCTTCTACATTTGGCGCAGAGCTTGCGGTGTTTGACAGCTTGATTGGTACAGTATTTAGTTTTACAATTCATAAGGTTTTAACTCATTCCAGCTTTCATCTACCCCTCCAATATCAGCTTCAATAGCCAAGGGAACGTTCAACCAATCCCAATGTGATACTAAATCATCAATCATAATTTTTTGTAGTACTTTTGAAACTTTTTTGAGTTCATCAGGATGGACGTCTAACACAATAGCATCATGTATCTGGCCCACTAACCTTGTCTTGAACTTCTTGGCTCTTAGCACCTTATCTAACCGTATGAACGCCCATAAGAGACAGTGGAACGCCGTGCCTTGGATAGGATAGTTAGTGGCATCATTTCTAGACATAGGTCCCCAGCAACGAAAGCCTGTGAACATATCAATGTATCCGTTCTTTTGAAATTCCTTCCACCACTTCTCTTTCCATCGGTTATAAACACGGAACCTACGATTCCAAAAATCATCTTCTATGTTTTGTATGTGGCCTGTAAATTGTCCTAATGAATGAATGCCTTGCTTTTTCAAATGGTCAGCTAAATGAACGCCATCTTCAATTTCAATTCCTTGTCCACGTTTCCATTTTGATTTCTCAGGAAGCTCTCCCCAACCTATTGCTAATGAGTTAGCATTGTTTCCATAGTAATCCCCGTAAAACTGAGGGAAGACGAAACCATTTTTGGCAGCACTCCGTAACGTTTTATGACCTGGAATTGACTTATCTAATTTGTCTAAGAAAAATATTTGTTCTGCCATGTCACCGTGCATATCTGAGTGCGGATCTTTTATGTACTTTATCATCATTGGATCCTGATGGTAACAGGCAGAAATACAAACTTCAATGGAACTGTAATCCACCTCAAGTAGTTGGTGACCAGGTCGCGGATACAAAGCACTTCTACATATCTCAGCAGCCTCCTTGTCACGTTTTGGAATGTTTTGAAAATTTGGATTAGATGAGCTTGAACGATACGTACGAGCGATGTGGAGATTAAAGTTAGGATGAATATATCCGTTTACTTGCTCCTTCATGAATCCTTTTAAATATGTATCACGTATTTTCTTCAATTTACGGATACGAAGAAGGTCTTGTATTTCAGGAATATCTAAACTTTCTAAGGCTTCTTCATCTGTAGAGCCTTGGCCTGTAGCTGTGGTTTTGGTAGGCTCTAATTTAAGAACTTGATATAGGTAATATCCTATCTGAGAATTGGAGTTCACATTAGGCTTACCACGTGTGGCTCTGTTCCATTTTTTATAAAAATCTGTCTTATACAAATTTTGTTCAATGGATTTTATTTCACGGGTTAATTTTTTCCGTGTGGTATTACAGTATTCTAAGTGAATACGAATGCCTTGCTGTTCTGCTCTCGAAAAAGCGAAAACGCCTTCATGGAGTAGTTTGTAGGCATCAGCTTGAGTTGCTTTAGTCTTCATATTTATGGTTTAGGAATATGTCTTCACAAATTATTTTGG